ATATATACAAGTAGATATGATGATGATAGAATTAGAGGTCGTAGGGCTAAACAAAGAAAAGAAAAGATGGAAGAAGAGTTAAAAGAACAAACTGGTTATGATGTCACAAAATTTGAAGAAACACCAGTTATACCTATGAGCAGAGAAATGGGTAAAAGTATGCTTGAAGAAGAAAAAAAATTAGATGATAGCACATCGACAACTGGCACATTACCAGATGGTAAGGTATCTTATGATACAAATGTTGGTGGCACTGACACTGGTACTGACACTGCTACCACAAATTTCACGGCACCAGAAGTAACCCCAGAACCAACTGTCCCTCAAGAAGATCCATATGCATATAACAAAGACCTTATGAATAAGTATCTTGCTGAGTTGTTCAAAGAAGAAGAAGGAATAGATATTGGTACAACGGCTGCGGCTTTAGGTATGATTCAAGGAATTGGTGGATCTCGTGAAGATATTAAAGCGGCTCAAGAATCTGCTGAAAAACTTGCGGCTCTTCAGATGGGTAGAGAAAAAGCAGAACGTGAAGCTTTAGGTAAAGCTGTGACAATGGGTTTAACTAGAGAACAAATGGAAAGAGAAGCTGCTAGACTTGATCCATATTATGAAGCTAAAGGCGAAGAGTCAAGAGCGACGGCTGAAGCATTAGGTGCTTTTGGTGGAAGTGGAGAAAAGCTAGGGAAGTTTAGACAAGATATAGCTGAGAATATATTAAAAACCGATTATGATTTACAAAAACTTCAATTACAAATAGCTAAAGCTCCAGCAGGTAGTGAAGAAAAAGAATCTCTTCGAGTAAAATTTAATCAAATGCTTCAACAAAGGATAAATGAACAAGTGAGCATACTTACAGGTGGAAAAGGTAGTATAGAAAATTACTTACTTAAAAGTAAATTTAGGTCACCTTCTGGCATGGGATATTCAATAGATCAGCCACAACCAAAAGGTTAAATTAATATGGTTCGTAAAGTTCAATACGGAGATTATGGGACACTTAATTTCCCAGACGAATATACAGACGATCAAATAAAAGAATACATCGATGATAACTACAAGGTCATTGAAAATAGATTGAATGTTCCTATACGAGAGAATGTTCTTGAAGACAGTTTTGCCGAAGCTATTATTCCTGGTCAAAACATAGAACTTGGTTTTCGTCAGTTTCAAAAATCATTAGAACTAGGTCTTGCCAATCTTGGTTTACGTGATCAAGAAGAAGCGGCATACAATTCACGTATGTATGAGAAGAGAATACAAACTCTTCAAGATCAAATAATAAAAGAGAATCCAGAACAATTTAATGCTTTAGTACAAGCTGCCGATGCTGAGACTTTTGGTGAAGCAGCAAAGATTATAGCAAGCAAACCCTCGGCTCTTGTACCTCTAATACTACAATCATTAGGAACATACATACCAGCTCTAGGTGTTACTGGTGCCACGGCTATAGCAACACGAGGACTAGGCACTGGTAAGTTCTTGTCAACATTAATTAATGCGGGTTCATTAGGATCTGCTAGTTTTGCAACAGAATACAACATGTCATTTACAGATTCTTTTGAAGAGTCTGGTGTTGATATTAACGATCCTCTTGAAGTTGTTAATGCTTTAAACGATGAGTCTATACTTAGTGAAGCAAGACAAAAAGGTTTAGACCGTGGTATACCGATTGGTATCTTTGATGCTTTAGCTTTCGGTGCTGCTGGTCAGATTCTACGTATGACTAAGAATGCAGGCAAGACTGGTCTTGGCGCTAAACTTGCGGCGAGCACTGGTGAGATTGGTGTTGGTGGTAGTTTAGGTGCTATGGGTGAAGCCGTGGCTCAAGTAGCATCTGAGGGTAGTATAACCAAACCAGGTGAAGTTCTGCTTGAGGGTATAGCTGAAGGACCGACTGGTCTCATCGAGGCTGGTATTAACAGTTTACAAAAAAATGAGAAAGTAATAGACGAAGATAAAGATAAAGGGCAAGAACCGCCAAGAATAGATGAAGAAGAGAAGACACCAAACGAAACAACCTTTGGTAATTTAAATAAACCAGAGACTGATATTTTAGATGATGCGGAATTAATCGATCAGACTGATCAATTAACAGCTACAGGCATTCAAGAAATATACAATGTTATATCAAATCAAGGTACAGGTGTAATTAATAAACGAAAGATACGTAAACAACTTGAGACACCATTAGCAAAATATTTAGAAAAAAATACCGATATTGAAAATGAGATTTATGATGCACTAATCCAAGATAATAAGATTGTAGTTGAAGGTAAGTCATTAATTATACCGTCACCAGATGCTTCCGAAACGGTAAGAAATTTAGCCAGACAAGAAAAAGAAAAGATAAAGAAACAACAAAAAATAGATAAACTTAAAAATCAAATTGTCGAACCAAAAACATTTGGAAAACCAAAACAAGGGGTGTTAGATAAAAAACTAACAAGTAGAAAGAATGCTATAGCTAAGACACTGCCTAATAAAAAAGATAAGGATTCATTTAAACAAGGGTTTAATGAAGGCACACAATCTACAACACAAGAGTTTAGTGACAATAAAAATAAAAGGGTAGGTAAAATTACTACAGTTAAAGTTCCAAAAGAAACTGGTTTTATTGGTGCAGCTATACCAGCTGGATTATCAGAACAAGTAGTACAAGAAACAGGTAAACCTTTTTATGTTGTTGAGCCAACAAGTCAACCACCTAAAGCTTTTACATCAATGAAACAAGCGCAGAATTATTTAAGAGATACGGCAAACACAAAACCTGGTCAAAAGAAAAAACTAGAACAACTTAAAGAAGCTACAAATACAGTACCAGAAACACGTAATATGATTAATCCAACACCTATATCTTTAGGTATGGATGTTGATGATACAGCAGCTAGTATAAATCAAAGGGTTCGTAATCAAAGATATTCAAATCGTAAAAAATACAGAGAAACAACAACGACAAAACCATCAAGCACTCCTGAAGCCAACACAAGTGTGACTCAAGAACAGGATGAAACAGCACTAGAAAACGAAGTTGCACAAGATGAAACAGTTAGAGAGGTAGATAAAAAATTAGAATCAATTGATAGACAAATTGATCCTAGTGAAAAACGCACATCAAAAGATCAGAAAGATGAAGAGAGTAAATTAAGAAATACTGCTGAAGCTTTAGGTAGTTTAAAAGATACGGCAGGTATGGGATTCAGAAATTGGGTAAATAGTTTATATGATCGTGCATCAAAAAGTATAAATATTGGGAAACTTGCAGAAGTAATTATAGGTAAAGATGAACTTCGTGCTAAGACATATGAACAACTATCAAAATTAATTTTACCTTTTTACAATTTACCTAAACAAAGTAAAGTTAAAATTGCCAAGGCTATTGCTTATGCCAGAGTTACACAAATGGATGTAACAAATCCTAATGAAATAAAAACAATAACACCTCAACAACTTCAAAGTAATAATATAGAGAATCCTATATTTAAACCAGGCGATCCTATTTTAAAAGAAGGTATTACTCTTTCAGATCAAGAAATGGTTGGTGTTAAAGCTGTTCAAGCAATGGCAAACTTTGAACGTAATCAAGTTATTTTAGAATCACTAAGAAATTTTATTGAAAATGTTCAAGGTGCTCCACCGAATGTTAGAGGTTTAATTGATGATGCTATACGAGAATTAAATGTAAACCTTGGTCCGTTAACACAACCTCAAGCTTTTGGGACTGGTCTGAATGGTAGACAGTTTAACTCAGACATCGGTCCAATACTTAAAAACTTAGCTAAAGAAATAAACAAGATTAATGACAATAAGGAAACACCAGAGTCAATCATTGCATTTACAACAGGTGACCGTATAGAAAAGTTAAATGCATACTTTGATATGTATTATTTACCAACAAGTAGAAGTGGTGATAAATATGTTTCTGCTACCCGTTATGTAAAAGTAAAAGACAGAAATAATAAGGATGCTAAAGATAAATTTGGGAATCAAAAGTATAAAAAAGAAACTATACATTGGGAAGCTTTTGATACTAAAGGTATTTGGAAAGGTAGATCGCAAAAGAGATTAGCTGAACAGTCAGTTAAAGATTTAAGAGAACAGTACAAAGATTTAATTAATCAAAAATTACCAGAAGGTGCTGTAGATTCTAAAGGTAATACAATAAAATCAGGAACACCAATTGTGACTGTAAATAATATTAAAGATAATACATTTAATAATGTTCGTAAAGATGCTACGTCTCAATTTGAAACAAGTCTCGATAGATTTCTTTCAATATTACCTCAAGATTATTTTATGCAAACATCTTACATGTCTCCTAACACAGATTTACTACCCACTGAGGCACGTATAAAAGAAATACAACAAGCGGCAAAAGCAAAAGGAGAAACAATAAGTAAGATGGTTGCAAAAGCTAGAGCATTACGAGAATCAAAAGGAGTTCCATCATTTTTACGAGCATCTAAGTTTGTACCTGGATATGATTTTAATAATATTGATGACTCTATAGCTAAACATTTACATTCATATTCATCATGGAACTCTGGTTTTGTTTTCGATTCACGATTAAATGAAGTTTTCGATGATATAGATAAAGATGGGACTGAGGGCGAAAAACAATATGCAACTAAACTCAGAGAATATTTAAGTTCTGATCCATATGAATTTGGATTTTTTAGACAAGCCGCTTTTATGTGGTATCTAACAGATATTAGTGCAGCATCCATGAATATGTTTCAAAGTATACCTGCGGCTGTATTTAATGGAATGTATGGAGGCACATTGAAGTCGGGTAAAGAGATGACGGTAGCCATGAAGGATGTTTTAAAAACTTTAAAAAGTCCATTTACTGGTGTGGCTACAGACACACAGATTAACTTTGATAAACTACCAAAAGCTTTTCCAGATATTCCGTTGTTTAAGAATCCAGAAGATTTTATTGGAACAGTTGTAAGTCCAGGTCGTGTTAATGAATATTTAAACAGAGAAGCAGACAATATTATTAGTGGAGAAAAAGTAACACGAAAGTTTTCATTTCAAAAAGCAACTAGGATTCTTGGTTTTTTATTTACAACAACAGAATCTATAAACCGTATAGCTGCTTATGCTTCAAGTTATAGATTGACTAAAGACCCAAAAGCTTTACGAAAAGCTGTTAAGATATTATCAAACAATAAATTATTTAATGCTAGGATTGAAACAACTTTTAAAATGAATCCAGAAGAACTGCGAAATAATTTAGATAATTTAAATGAAACTCAAAATATAGAACTAAGAAATATAATAGCTCGTATGGCTGTTGAAGAAACACAGTTTCTATACGGTCGTGCTGTTAAACCAAGAATGGTTCGTGGTTGGGGTTCTTGGATATTTCAATTTACAGAATATCCAACTATGATGTTAGAACTCATGGGAAGACTAGCTAAAAACTACGGTAGAGATGGTCAGAAAGCTTTAGGTTTATATGCTCTTGCTTTAATAGGAACTTCTGGTTTCTTAGGATTACCTCTTTTAGAAGATATAAGAGATTTAGTCGAAAGAACATATAATAGAATGAGTAAAGAAAAGATAAGCTTAGACCAACTGTACTATGATTTAATGAGTGACATAGGCGCTAATCCTAAACTAGCTGAGATATTACAAAATGGAACATTTAGAGCCATGAACTTGGACATTGGTCGTAGAGTTGGTCTAGGGTCTCACCCAATATTAGCAGCTCTTACAGACTTATTATATAGAGATGCTGGTTTTAATAAATTCACCCCACCAGTTTTAAGTATTGGTCAAGGTGTAGCCGATTCATTTTCTTTTGCATCTATAAATGACCCACGTATGTACACGGCTTTTGCGCCTAAATTTATAAAGAGTATTCATGAGGGTATATTATTAGAAGATCAAGGGTATAGAACTAAGTTTGGGAAAACAATCATGACTCCAGAAAGGGCTAAAATTTTTGAGGACCAGCCAGGTATTGATAGATTTGATTCTGTACTAAAAGCATTAGGTTTTACTTCAGCAGATATAGCTAGAGAAAGGGAAGTAGCTTATTTAATGAAGATAGGTAAAGAAGAAAATGCTGCTCTTAAACGAAGTTTTTATGGTCGATTAAAGAAAGCAGATGGTGATTTAGCAAGGGCTTTTAGTGATGAAAGTTTGACAAAAGAACAACGTCAACGAGCTATAAAAAGAGCCATAGAAGACATAGAAGATATTGAATTTGACATACGTGAATATAATGCAAAAGTTTTAAGAGAAAACGAGGGGCATAGACAAATAAAAATACAAGAGGCAACTCGTGAAAAAAATAAACAAAACGAAATTATAGGAAGTGAGAATCTTTTTTCTGATTTACCTCAAGATGAACAATTACCTACAAAAGAAAGAATTAAAGCTTTACCTCGTGCTAAATAATATATATATTTAAATTTATGAAAGACGTCCACGTGGCGATCGGTTGGGACTCAAGAGAAATAGATGCATACGAAGTGTGTGCTCATTCCGTTGTAAGACGATCGTCTATACCTGTGGCTGTCACTCCACTTATGCATAATAATTTACGATACTTTAAATTGTTTGATCGTGAATGGCGCATTGATAAGAACGGACAACACTGGGACGTTCAAGACAAAGCACCTTTCTCTACGGAGTTCAGTCATACTCGGTTTCTTGTTCCAGAGTTAGCAAGAAGAAACAAAGTAAAAGGGTGGGTAATCTTTTGTGATTGTGATTTCTTATGGCTTGATGACATACAGAACTTACTTGATGAACTAGATGATGACTATCCAGTAATGACAGTTAAGTTTAACTATCATCCAGAAGAAGATACAAAGATGGACAATAAGATACAGACAAAGTACAACTGTAAATTATGGTCATCACTTATGGCTTTTAATATGAACCATAAGGCTAACAAAGAATTAACACATTATGATGTTAATGATATGAAAGGTCTTGACCTTCATCAATTCGCATGGCTCCCAAGAGGGCCTGCTAGTGTAGGAGAAATCAACCCAAGATGGAATTATGTTCCTGGTATAATGGGGGAAAATACCCCACTTACACCATCGGCTGTCCACTTTTCATTAGGTGGTCCGTGGATGGATGGTTATACCGACTGTGAGTATGCAGACAAATGGTTTGCTGAAAAAGCTCACATGGATTATCAACATGGATCAACATTGAAGGATATGAAATGCCTACATTTTCACTTGTAACGTCGTTTAGAGGCGATCATTGGAATGTCTATGCAAAAGAATGTATAGATAGTTTTGTAAAATACTGGCCAAAAGAAACTAAATTATATGTATATTATAATGACTGGCCTGAACGTGGTCTACAGAACTATGACCCTGATAGAGTCGAGTTCATTGACCTTATGAATCAATCAAAAGAACTCTGTCAGTTCTTTGCTAAACATAAAGATAATAAAGATGACCCTAACTGGCGAACCGATGTAAAGAGGTGGGCCTATAAAGTATACACTGAGTATGACTTCTTTGTTAAGAATGCACCTAAGTGTGATGTCGGTATATGGATCGATGCTGATACCGTCACGTACAAAAAGGTAACTATGGATGATATTCAGAAGTGGATCCCAGAAGATGTCGATATATCTGTGCTTGGTCGAACGGCTGTCAACTATATCGAGGCGGGGTTCTTAGCTTTACGCATGTCTGATCTCAACAAGGCTTTGTTTGCTGACATGTTTGGAGTGTGGAACACGGGTGAAGTGTATAACTATCGTGAGTGGCATGATGCTTTTGTATTGACACGTATAATTAATTTACATCAAGCGCATGGTCTCAAGGTACATAACCTTTCACCACACTGTGCCGATCTAAATGCATTTGAGGCCTCACCGTTAGTCCGACACATGTATCACAACAAGGGCATGTTGAAGTTCAAACAGCAACAAGCTAGTCAAGAACCGCCAAATACTAAAGTAAAAGCAAGAAAGACAGAAGACTCAAATAAGAAACCTATTGTTGTAACACCACAAGATTGCATGCCGATAGAAGATATCCGTATGAATATTATAACTAATTCTAAAAGAGTTAACTCTAAACTAGAACGATGTAAATGGAACAATGAAGAAGTTATTATAGCATCAGCTGGTCCATCTCTTATGAAAGACCTTGATAAAATAAAAGAGATGCAAGCTAAAGGCACAAAGGTTGTATGTGTTAAACACAGTCACAATACATTGATTGATAACGGTGTCATACCGTGGGCATGTACGATACTTGACCCAAGACCATTCAACGAAAAATCTACACATGGTTATGTACGTAAAGAATTACTATCTAAACCACATAAAGATGTTATGTATTGGGTAGCAACAATGTCTAACCCAGAAGTGGTTACACATTTACTAGAACATAACTGCAAGATTGTAGCTTGGGATGCCTACTGTAATGCTATTGAAGGCTGGGATTACTTTAAGAATAAATTATTAATTACTGGTGGCACTTGTGCAGGTATGAGAACTATTGGTATGCTACATACATTGGGTTTTAGATCCGTACACTTGTTTGGATTTGATTCATCAATTGAGGGCGAGCCAAAAAATAAGGATGAGTTAGCCGAAGATGGGAGAAAGAAATGGCTAAAGGTATCTGTTGGCGAAGAGAACGAACCACACTGGACAACAGGTGAATTGTTAGCGCAGGCCCAAGACTTTGAAAAGCTTATGCAAAGAGAAGAAGTCGACATAGATATCCACGTACATGGTAATGGCCTAGTCAAGGCACTATGGGACGACGGTCTTAAAGATAAAAATAAACAATTAAGTTACAAGGAGTTATTCGATGACATCCCGTAAAGTAGTAGGTGTATTTTTAAACTCGGCTGTACATCAACCGCATATAAATACACTAACAGCCATGACTCATGGTATTAGAGAAACAACAGATGATCTTGTATTCTTATCTAACTCATCAGAATATATGGAGTGTGATGTAGCTATTATATTTGGATCTTGGAAAGATAGAGGTACATCTCACCATCTATTAAAGAACAGTGTAGTTAATAAACACAAAGGTGACTTACTTGTTATTGAAACACCACTACTAGGTAGAACAATAACAGAGGATCATAAGTATTATCGTATTGGTAAAGGACACTATATGAATACGTTAGGCACCTTTAACAATAAAGATTCTGAGAGAGATAGATGGGGTATAATTAAAACAGACCTTGGTCTTGAAGTAAAAGACTGGAGAAAAGATGGGGACTATATATTATTCTTGATGCAACTACCAGGTGATGCGGCTACGGCTAACGTAGAAATATTACAATGGTTAAGAGAAGAAATAATTAAATGTAAAAAGGTATCGAAGAGACCTATAAGAGTACGGATGCATCCTCTTATATCGTCCTACGATCTATCTAAATTTGAGGAGTTTGTAGATGGTCAAGACAATGTTACTATGGTTTATGGAAATAAAGACCCAATTTATAAAGACTTGCAAGGCGCTTGGGCAACTGTTGGATACTCGTCGGGAGGTACTGTGGATAGTCTGCTTGCTGGTGTCCCTGTTATTACACCTAGCAATCTTAACTTTGCTTATCCAATCAGCTCCCACGATATTAGTTGTGTAGAGAATCCAAAGATGGAAGATAGACAACAACTATTCAACGACCTTGCTTATACACAGTGGACTGTAACAGAGATGGCACATGGTCTACCATATAAACATTTATTGGAAAGCAAATGACAACATATATAATTATAAACGTACTAATATTTCTATTGTTTTAAATGACAGATAAAAAGAAACCTGAAGACGTAGTTGTTAATTTATTTAAAGACACTAATGAACATGTGATGTCTGCTGAAGCTGCTCGACAGTTACCACCAGATCACTTTAAAAAATTAGTGTTAAGTCAGTTAGATGTTATTAAAGAAGATGCTGATAAACATGGAGCAACAGGAGTAATGACTGTACTCTTTGATGATAAAGGACCTTTAGTAGATTACTTTGCTGGTAGTATTAACTTACATATGGCCTACGTTTTGATGGACCAACTGAAGGATGTTATACTAGAGAAACTTGATGAAGGAGCTAAGTAATGTTAACAGCACTTATAGGTCCAGTCACTGGACTGCTAGACAAATTTATAGAAGACAAAGATCAGAAGGCTAAACTGGCTCATGAGATTGCTACCATGTCTGAGAAGCATGCTCATGAATTATCTAAAGAACAAGCCAAAGCTAACACGGCGGCAGCTAAACATCCAAGTATGTTTGTAGCTGGGGCAAGACCTGCAATCATGTGGGTGTGTGCTATTGGTTTGTTTGTAAACTTCTTTATACTTCCGTTGCTCACATGGGTAACAGCTTTAGTATCACCTGAAATATCTATGCCAAACTTTGTAGATACTGGTGAGCTTATCTCTCTAACCATTGCTTTACTGGGAATGGGTGGACTCCGTAGTTGGGAAAAGACTAAAGGGGTTGCGAGAGAGAATATGAAGAAGTAATATATAAGTATCAGTGGACTGCGGTCATTATGGCAACCAGCACTGTTTGTTAACCTATAACAAATGGAGTTGATTATGTGGTCTAAACCATCAATCACAGTTGTATCTATTGGTCTTGAAATCAATAGCTATGCTTGTGCAGAAAAATAAGGGAGGGGGCGAATCAGCCCCACCCATCATAATTCCTCACAGACCTCCAAGAGGTAGTAGATTTCCAGATAGAAAAAGAAACTTGTTAGGGTATAAATGTCCGATAATTTGTTTGGGCAAAAAAAATCCCTAGAGGTTTACATTACCCACCCCTAGGGATCATTGACGACGTTGGTGTGTTCAGTATTGAATATACATTATTTCGTAGCTTGGTCAAGTAAATTACGAACAATTTTTGAAGATGATTTTGTCTTAGTTCCACCGATATTAAACAACATAGGAATGTTATGCTCAAGACAGTATGCCATCTCTGGTGTTGATGAAGGCACACGATCTCCACCATTTGCAAAAGCGAAATGAACTTTGTCTTTGTATAAGTATTGTAAATTTCTTACAACATTATCGTTATCATCCATACCCTTAATAACTTTACTTACATATCTATTTGATTTAACAATTAGTTCTCGTTCATCATATGATAATAAGTTATAACCTTTCTTTCGTTGTAACCATTCGTCAGTATTTACTATTGCCCACACAGTTCCAAACTGTTGAGCTTGTTTGAACATATTTATATGTCCAGAATGTAGAGGATCAAACCCTCCACTCACTACTATAATCATGATGTATCCTTATTATATCGTTTTCATCTAGTTTTTCACCCTCCCAAACCTCGAATATCCTTATATGGCCCTTAGAAGCCCGTACACAATGAACTGTATTTTTTGGGATATAAACCCTATGACCAGGTAGAAATGTCCACCAGTGCTCATCTATGAGGGCCGTTACTTCGCCACTTAGTATTTTCCAGTGCTCATTTCTATATTTGTGGTATTGAACAGACATTGCCCTACCTGGATAGACATGTAATATCTTTACAACCATTTTTGGTGTAGCTTTTAACACACGATACGTTCCCCACGGTCGGTGTACTACATCTTTTGTCATACAATAGAAGCCATAAAAATACATATCCATAGTATGACTAATACATACAATGAAAATTTAAGAAGTCCCCACAAAAATTTATCCATTATCTAAACGGTGGCCCCATGAACCAACACACTAAACTGTGTCGTGTTCCTTCTGTTACTGCTTTTATTCTGTGTAAATAAAAAGATGGAAAGATAATCATGTCACCTTTATCTTTGAATCCTTCAATCGGTTCTATCTTACCGTCCATGTTTTTAATTTGTAAGATACCACCTTTGTAATCTTCAAAGTTAGATAACTGTACAATCATAGATAACTTTCGTATCAGTCCTGGATATGGTCCGTCCATCTCTGGTGGGTATATATCTCTGTGCCATTGGTAGTGTTGTCCTTTTGTATACTCAGTAAACTGAGGACACTGTAAGTTAGTCACATCAAAACCATAGTTCTGTTTGTTTATTTCTGAAGCTACCTCACATAACTTAGGAACAATCCAATGATCAAGAGGATACCATCTAACCTTAGAGTTTCTATCTTTCTTTAGGTCTGCCTCTTTTTTCCACATGACACCAGCCAGCTGTTCCGAATAATCTGGTGATTCTTTTACCATCTCATCACATAGCTTTGTTGGAACAGCCTTCGGTATAGTCATAAATGTTTTATACATCTACAACCTCACATGATCCAGCACTGCAAGCAAGAGTTTGGGAGGACTTGGTGTGATCCTCTTGCTCATACAGTGCCAGTTCATTCCAGTTAATTTTAGTTGGTTGGTTCTTTTTTAACTTGTGGTATTTAATCTCATCTATATCTTCGTACGGTGCTTGTTGATACACATGTCCGAAGTTAGGTAAGAAAGATATACCACTCAGATCATCAAAGTTTTTCCAACACCAGTCAGCTACACCTAGCCATTCATCTTCATTAACAGATATCGTTACACTTGGTTTGTGTTCACACCAGTGTTGCGCATAAGCCAACCAATGATCTAGTTGTTCTATAGCCGTACGTCTGTTACGAGTTATAGCACCGTTGGGCGCTTTCTCTACAAAAGAAAATACAGATGTAGAATCTGGTTTCATAACACAGTCTTCTGTTGGTATGTTCTGAGACTTTAAGAATTGTGTTAATGGATCTTTCTTATCTCCTCTAACTCTACGAATATAATAATCGTTGTGTCTTGCATGTATACCAGATGCAGCATTAACTAATTGTGATACTGTTCCTGATGGTTTGACACAAGTGATAGCCGTGGCTTGGTTGATACCAAATCGTTTAGACCACATTTTATTTACGGCCACTGCTTTATCTTTTAAGTTCACAAGCAAAGTATTTAGTAAAGCTTTGTTATGTATGTCTCCAGATAATATTTTATGATCCATAATACCAGTTAAAGATACTCCGAGTAATCTTTCTTTCTCTGTTGTATCTTTCCATTGTCTACGTAAATATTTAAAGTTTGTTAAAGTAGCTTGCATAGTACCAAGTATAGTTGCGGCTTCAACCTTATCAAGTAAGTCCTCTTCTGTATCACCCTCACGAACTACCACTTCAGATAAGTTACAAAATTGAAAAGGTTGTAAAATTATTTCTGAACATGGATTGGTCCCAAACTCAAAGTCAGCATCTCTTCTTTTATTACGTGCTGCAACTTTCTTTGAAGCTTGTCTGTTAAAGATACCACGTTCGCCACTACCAGATTTGTATAGCGCTAACCATTCTTCCATGAAGGTTCCTATATTGTCTGGTTTGTTTTCGTATACGGCAGAGTTATTTGATAATGCACGTTGTGCCTCAACTCTATACCATTCACCAGACTTTGCATCTCTCATATCTCTGTCATCGAGGTCTGATAAACTAATCATAGCCGAACGTCTAACTCCTCCGACAACTACAATCTCCCCTACTTTACATACAAGATCATGACACTCAAGTGGTGTTAGTTGTCTGCCTTTCGCTTTAGTAAAGGTTTCAATGGCGAAGTTGAAGAGGTCGACGAGAGGTGCAGGTCCCGAAGCTCGGCCGCCGAAAGTGTTAAGTCTTGCTCCTGCTGGTCGCACGTTAGATACATCCCACCTTGGGATTTGCCCGGCATACAATAGTGTAACGATTTCCCTAAATGCTTTTGCCCAACCAAGCTTGGAGTCTCTGACCATAATAACAGTTTCTGTATTGTGAAACTCATCAGCAACACTAGGCAAATTTCTGGTATATTTTTTCTCAACACTGAAACCAACTCCTGTTCCACACATAAGGACGTATAGTATTTCATCAAAAGCTTTTGGGTGATCTACTGGAACATAAGAACAATTATACCCAGCTATGTTTTCTTTTTCCAAGGCTGGACCTGCAGTCATTAGTGCCCTCATTGACGGCATGACGTCTAACTTCATGACTTTATTAGACAAATAGTCTATAGTTTTTTTATCTAAATCGTAGTCACAATTCTTTTTTAGTTGTTGTTTAAAGAAATCAAAGTACCGACTTACAGTTTCGTGCCATTCTTCTCTTCTCTTCTCTTCTGGTAACCATCTAGCATATCTAGATTTGTGGATAAATTGTTGGTAAACAGTTGGTAATGTCGTCATGGTCTCCCTTTCATTTTAATTATGTTTCTAATATGTGTTAATGTCATTACCACATTCAGTACCATCATAAAGTATAGACCCTCTTGGATCGTCCATGCCCACCAAAAAACTTGAGAGCATATACCAAACAACGGTGCTTTCAGTGATCCGTTTCCGTACAAGTATACTGACACACATGCACTGAGTGAGCAGATTATTTCAAGTAACGGAAGTTCTGATACTATCATTCTTTTTCTAGCAAATCAATATATCTATTTAAATACCATCGAGCTTTCTGTAAATCCTCTAGTCTTTTGCCTTTGTAATTACATCTCCATGTGTATTTCATTACCTGTCCACGTAAGTATCCACGGTATTCTTCAGGTGTAAGTGCAGCTTCAATCGCTTCTATACATTCGATACCTTTGTCATTATGCTTGTAGTGTGGTGGGTGATTAACTAAATCATCTGTCATTTTTTGTCCTCTCCATGTGTCATGTTTAGTAATACATTTAATCTTTTCCTTTGAAAATCTGTATTAGTGGGTTCATCAATGAGCTTACGAGCAAAAGAACGAACTTGGCTATAATGCAAGCCAGCAAGATCACAAACATCGACGAACCAAGAAGCAGTAACCCCAACAGTCTTGCTGAACCAACGAACAGCTTCTTCCCTAATGTGTATAGCTTCTTTAGTGGTGTTATTGTTATCGCCACTAGCATCAAGTAAAGCTTGGTATATAACGGCTCTGAATAATGCTCTTTCATTCTCTCCCTCTTTATTTGCCTCGGTGGTCGTATCGAGTATAGGGTCTAAAGCTATTCGGGTTTGGCTTTGGTTTAACAAAGATTTCTGTTGTGTTGATTTCTTTTGGTCGTTCATCTATCCATTCTACTGGCACGAATCTATCTGCCCATATAAAATTATTATTACTTAGCCAATCACCATAAGTTGTTTTACTTGTTTTGTAAAGTT